AACTTCGTCTGTCTTGCGTGGGATCACCTTGGGCTGCCTGAGCCTACTCCCGTGCAGCTGGACATCGCCAAGTACCTACAGAAGGGTCCAAGGCGTCGAGTCATCCAAGCGTTCCGTGGAGTGGGAAAGAGCTGGCTCACCAGCGCGTATGTGGTCTGGAGGCTGCTGCACGACCCCAGCCTCAATGTGCTGGTCGTGTCTGCCTCCAAGCAGCGGGCGGATGACTTCAGCACATTCACCCTGCGCCTGATCAACGAGATCCCGTTCTGCCAGCATCTGAAGCCCAAGGACCACCAGCGCAACAGCAAGATCGCCTTCGATGTCGGTCCTGCTCCTGCCAGTCAGGCTCCGAGCGTGGTCTCGAAGGGAATCACCAGCCAGATCACGGGCAGCCGTGGCGACCTGATCATCGCTGACGATGTCGAGTCCCTGAACAACTCAGCCACCGCCGTGATGCGGGACAAGCTGATGGCCAGCACCGCCGAGTTCGAGGCAGTCCTGAAGCCGGGTGGGGAGATCATCTACCTAGGGACTCCCCAGACCGAGCAGAGCATTTACCACACTTTGGCCGAGAAGGGGTATGTGACCCGCATCTGGCCAGCACGGTTCCCCGAGGAACGCCTTCGGACGGCCTTTGGAGAGAAGCTGGCTCCCATGCTCAAGGATGGAGCCACGGGCAAGCCGACCGATCCCAAGCGGTTCACCGAGCTGGATCTGATGGAGCGAGAGGCGTCCTATGGCAGGACTGGCTTCGCCCTTCAGTTCATGCTGGACTCGACCCTCAGCGATGCAGACCGCTACCCGCTGAAGATCAACGACCTGATGGTGTTTGGAATCAACCCCGAGAATGCCCCTGAGAAGCCCATCTGGGCGATGAATCCAAACAACATCGTCAAGGATGTCCCCTGCGTGGGGTTCAACGGAGACCGCTTCTACGCCCCCATGGAGATCCAAGGCAAGTGGATTCCCTATGAGGGTGGAGTCATGGCAATCGATCCTGCGGGCCGTGGAGGCGACGAGACGGCCTACTGCGTGGTCAAGATGCTGAATGGCTTCCTGTATGTGACTGCCGCTGGTGGCCTTGCTGGTGGCTATGGCGAGGAGGTCATGAAGAAGCTGACCAAGATCGCCAAGGACAACAAGGTCAACCTGATCCTAGTCGAGTCCAACTTCGGAGACGGTATGTTCACCGAGCTCCTGAAGCCGTACCTGATGCGGGACTACCCCTGCACCACCGAGGAGGTCAGGTCGAACATCCAGAAGGAGCGTCGAATCATCGACACCCTTGAACCTGTGCTGTGCCAGCATCGGCTCGTTATGGATGTGAATATGGTCAGAAACGATTACGAGTCCACCAAAACATATGCCAGCGAGAAGGCTCTCCAATTTTCGCTTATCTGGCAGCTCAGTCGAATCAGCCGAGCCAAGGGCTCCCTGCATCACGATGACCGTCTAGATGCCCTGAGCATGGCCGTGGCTTTCTGGGTGGACAAGATGGCTCAGGATGCAGACAGGAAGATGGCCAACTACAAGGAACAGATGCTGGATTTCGAGTTGGAGCGGTTTATGGAACACGCCATAGGCCGCAAAGCCAAGGGGGACACATGGATGTAGAAGAGCTGGAGATACTGGCTGCCTCCGTTGTCCTGCTGTACGAAGACCATCTCAGGGGTTCTGCCTCGTTGTCTTCCGCTGTTGACCTAGCCCGAGGAATGAGGATGCTGCGTGAGGCCGTTTCCCCCGATGTGATGCAGATGTGCAAGGAGTTCAAATGCCAAGTCCCTGCCAAGGCAAGAAGCTGAATGTCCCGTGGAAGACTCCCGGTGGGCCAAAGAAGTCCGCTGTCTGCGTCAAGGATGGAGACAAGACCAAGATCGTTCGTTTCGGGGATCCCAACATGACGATCAAGAAGAACATCCCTGCCCGCAGGAAGAGCTTCCGAGCCCGTCATCACTGTGAGAATCCCGGTCCAAAGACCAAGGCCCGCTACTGGTCGTGCAAAGCTTGGTGACCCATGCCCCGCAAAGAACCCCGCGACTACAAGAAGGAATACCGTGAATACCACGGAAAACCAGAACAGATTCGACACAGATCGAATAGGAACAAGGCAAGAAGGATGATGATCAAGAAAGGTCTTGTCCGTAAAGGCGATGGCAAGGAAGTGGATCACCATGACGGGAATCCAATGAACAACCACCCGACAAACCTGAAGATCATGAGTAGGCACAAGAACAGAGTCAAGGGAGACCGATAATGGAACTTCTGTTCAACAACTACAGGATTCCTGTAGTGTGCAAGAAGCTGGAAGAAGGCGACTTTGGTCAGTTCTACTTCTTTCCTTATCCAGAGATACAGGTCAATACCAGTCTGGAAGAAGAAACAAAGACCAGTACAATCCTCCATGAGGTCATTGAGATGATCTCTTCCATCTATGGATTGAACCTTGAGGAGTCTCAGGTGAGAACCTTGGAGGTCTCCCTGATGGCTGTCTTCTTCCAGAATCCTTGGTTCGTTGACCGTCTTCGTTTCCAAACCCGCCAGAAGCTCGTACAGACCTTCGAGGACTGGCCCCCTAGTCAGACACTACCCGACAGCCCGGAAGCCTTGTAGCCCATCCTAGGGCCATTAGAAAGGAAGCCATGAAGAAGAAGTCCCACGGTATGCGTTCGGAGCTCAAGATCCACGGCAAGAAGCATGAAAAGGCCGAGCCGGGTAAGTTCGAAAAGAAGGAGAAGAAGATGAAGGGCTACAAGGAGAAGTACTGATGCCATTCAAGTCCAAGGCACAGCAGCGATTCATGTTTGCCACCATGCCTGAGAAGGCAAAGGAATGGGCAAGCAAGACTCCCAACATGAAGAAGCTTCCTGAGAAGATGAAGATCAAGAAGAAGAAGTAGGCTTCAGAATGTTTGGGAAAAAAATCTGAGAGGGTTTGATATTGATTCAGCCGCCGAAGTCCCCCCGTGCGGGGGCAATTGTCAACCACGACGCGCGCCGTTGCGGGACAGTTTTTGCGAATCAAACCCTCTTCAATCGAATTTACTTTGCGTGACTACAGGCCGCCGCCGAATCCCGAAATCGGGATTGCGAGAGGATGCGCGCGCGTCTCTCTCTCTCTCTCTCTACCCGTTTGTTTGCCCCTCAATCCCGAATTCGGGATCCCGAAACAATCTTCGCGAAATTCTGCGGGAACTACTTGCCCGATCCCGATTCCGCTGTATCTTGCACAAGTCGCCAAAGCAATTTCGCTGCGGGACACAAACACGCCCCACGGGGCAGATAGGAAAGTGTAGAACAATGAAGGCTAGCAAGAAGACCATCGTCACCGCTCCCGCTTCCGCAGTCGCCGCAGTCGCCGCCGCCGCGCCAGTCGCCACCGATGCCCCGAAGGGCAAGAAGGGAGGGAATCCGTTCGCGAATATGAGCGACGATATCCGCGCCCTCGCTTCCCGCGCCCTTTCCGAATTGCAGGAAGGTTTCGACGGCATCGTTCGCAGCGAGCATGAGGTTGCCCGTATGATCGGCTCCCTTCGCGCGAAGGGTTACCATACTCTCGCGGGGTACAACGACTTCAATACTTGGGTGGAGGATGCATCTTGCGGCATGATCCCCCGCAGCAAGTCGAATCGCTACGATGCTGCCGCGACTGTTCTCGAAGCCTGTGAGGCGAACGCGGATCGCAAGGCGGAAGCCGTCGACCTCTCCATCGATACCCTCGCGAAGATCGCGGGGAAGGCGAAGAAGGGATCTCGCGAGACTGCGGCGGATTCCCGCGCGGCGCATCGTCAGACGATTGCCCGCCAGTCAGTCGCCGCCTATTCCGAAGCCCGTTCCAAGGGAACGGCGAAGGATGCCGAAGTCGCGGCGGGAATCCGTGACGCTGCCCCGTCCGCATCCGCTACGCTCGACTTCGACGGGCAAGTCTCGCAGATTGTGAACCGCGCCTACGCTCTCGCGGACAACAACCACGCGGACGCGATTCGCATTCTTGCGACTGCCCTCGATAAGGCGAAGAAGGCGGAAAGCAAGGCGCGCGAAGTCGCCGCAGCACAGCGCGGCAAGAAGTAAATCCCGAATTCGGGATTCACCACACGCACCACCAACGATACCCCGCCCACCGCAAGGTGGCGCGGGGTTTCTTTATGTCCACGCTCGGCGCGGGTCGCGGCGATTTGTTGAT